ACCCAGATGATGCAGTCAAACTAATATCGTCAATTGTTTACGACAACTTTGTTAAAGATCCATCTAACATAGATGAGTTCTTATCAGAAGAAAAAGCAGACAAAACGATTCACTAAATTGAAATGATTAATTATCCCTCTGGTTGTTTTGATATAAAGCAACTGCCTAAAAAATTAGAGCAAGAGATGGTGGACGTTTTTATTCCTGATGGGTCAATTAGTGGCCTTACAAATTATGCTCTTTTTACTGTGCCTGTTTCTCTAGATATTAAAGAAAAATATGGCGTTATACACACTGCCCAAAGAATGAAAGAAGATGGTTGGACGTACATTGAAGCTTAGATATTATCAACGTAATGCTATTGATGCATTGCACAATTGGTTTGCCACCAGGCCAGTAGAAGAACATGCTCTTATAGCTTTACCTACGGCCGCTGGGAAAACAATTATCTTTTCTCACTTTATAAAAGAGGTGCTAGCAAAGAATCCTGATGCTAGGTTCTTGGTTATGGCACACAGAAAAGAACTTGTATCTCAAGCTGAAACAAAACTAAAGACTGTGTGGCCCAATGCACCAACAGGTGTGTTAGCTGCTGGTATGAAACGCTTTCAACATAATGCACAGATACTTATAGCCAGTCGCGATACGCTTGCCTCTCCTAAACGCTTAGAGAAAGTAGGTAAGTTTGACTACATGATTATAGACGAGGCTCACAACGTGCCTCCTAATTCGTTTACCAGATACAAAAAGATTATTGATACTCTGTCAGCTCGTCAGCCTATGAAAGTTATGGGTTGCACTGCCACGCCTTATCGCATGGGCCAAGGTTATATCTATGGGGATCGTAAAGATCATTTCTTCAAAGACATAGCTTACAGTGTATCTATCCCGGAACTAATTCAAGCAGGTTACTTATCAAGGTTGTCTGCTTTTGCAGTTAACGATGATGCAATCATTGATGCTAGCAAGGTTAGTTTAAAGTTTAAGAATGGCGACTTCCGAGAAAAAGAACTAGAAGATGTAGCCATGGTAGATGAAACCATCATTGAGGTTATCAACGACTGGATAGATAACGCTTACACCAAAGGCAGAACAGCTTCTGTTTTCTTCTGTGTGTCAGTGCTACATGCGGCCAAGATGACTCAATACTTACAGCAATACAACATCAAGGCTGAACTCATTACAGGTGAGACACCTAACGATAAGCGAGACCAGATACTGCAAGACTTTGAAGATGGCAAGATCCATGCGCTATGCAACGTTGGTGTGCTGACTGAAGGTTGGGATGCTCCAAGAACAGACTGCATAGCTTTACTAAGGCCAACACAAAGCATTGGCTTGTATGTGCAAATGTGTGGTCGAGGCATGAGGATTCACGATGACAAAGACAATTGTTTATTGCTTGACTATGGTGAGAACGTTGCTAGGCATGGATGTCTAGATGAAGTAGAACCAGGAGATACATTGCCCGGACGATACAAACCTAAGATCTGTGCAAGCTGTAATGCTATTAACTCACCATCAGCTAAAGAATGTGTTGAATGTGGGCAGAAGTTTGAAGCCAGTAAAACAAATGTTTTGTGGACTAAGAAAGAAAGAGAGGTAGCAAGGCGTACCAAGGCTGAGAAGCAAGCTGTTTTATCAGATGAGAGGAAAGCATCGGTTCCAAAAAGAAAGACCGTGACGGATGTCTACGCAGCTGTAACTAAATCTAAGAATGGTGCTGACTATTGTCAAGTTGTCTTTACAATCAAGGACGAGTTCTTTTCAAAGAAGATGCCTTTAATGTTTGGCCACCCTACTGCACATAATATGGCAGTGCGTAAATGGAAGAAGATAACTCCTAAGTGGGGCTCGCCCACTCAACCTTGGATGGCCGCTGAGTTAATCAAGAACGGTGCGTTCGATTCTATCTCTGAGATCATTGTGCAAAAGCAAGGCAAGTATGAGAACGTTGTTGGTGTTAAAACAAAAGACGGAACAGAGATAAGTTTATGAAAGATATAAACCACTTGCTCGATGATGTAGAGCTACAAGAAGAAAGAAGTTTTAGATTCTATTTAGGTATTAGTCAAATAGGTAATCCAAACCGAAGGCTATTGTGGTTGCGTTGGCGATGGCTGATGCCAGATGATTGGGAACCAAGAGTATTGCGTCTGTTGGATCTAGGTAATGTGGTTGAAGAAGATCTAATTAAAAAGTTAAGAAAGATACCTGGCGCGAAGATCTATGACGTAGATAAGAATGGTAATCAGTTTGAGACTAAAGCTTTTGGTGGCCATGTAAAAGGTCATATAGATGGTGTAGCAAAAGATTTACCCGGCTTAAAAGAAAACAAACCATACCTACTAGAGTTTAAGACAGCCAATGAAAATCGTTTTAATAAACTAGAAAAGTTAGGTAGCTATTGTGATTGGTCATCAGAGTATGATGCTCAAATACATTTGTATATGGGTTTGTTTAAGTTAAGTCATTGCATAGTTATTGTTTACAACAAAAACAATTCAGCTTTATACACAGAAGTCATAGACTTTGATCTTGAGAAGTTCAGTATGTTTATGGAAAAAGCCAAGAATATACTGTTAGCTGACGCTCCACCAGATAATTACATACCTGAGACAGATTACAGAATACGCAGCTACATGACTCCAAAGCAACAGTCTGCTTATTTAGGTAGGTCTTTGCCAAGTAAGTTACATTGTAGATCGTGTCGTTTTTCTAACGCTGATATTGAAAGTGGTAATTGGGTTTGCTCTAAAGATAATAGGATAATAAGTAAGAAAAGACAGACCACAGGTTGTGCAAATCACAACTACATTCCAGAACTTATACCAGCACACTGCATAGAAAAGGACGACAGCATAGTAATTTACGAGAAAGATGGTATGCGATTTGTTAATGTCCCGGAAGGCAAACATTCTAAAGAAGATAATTTTTATTCTAGCAAAGAGTTGATAGAGGTTATCAACAGTGGCTTTCCGAAAGAAGCTTTAGAGCAATACAATAAGATAAAACATTTGTTTGATGGCACGATACAAAAGATTAGGCCATGGGTAGATACCGGGGCTCCGTTCTAGTGAAGATTAAATTATCTTTGGATGTTTATTATTCAAAGAAAAAAAAGTTTATCCTAAACCTTAACAACTATCGCAATGCTCATTACAGAGTTTTATCTATAGCAAAGAAGACATACTCAGATGATCTCTTACCAGAGATACAAGACTTACCTAAGTTTACAGAGCCAGTTAGATTGACATACACCTACTATGCTAGGAGCAATAGGCGACTTGACATAAGCAATCCATGTTCGGTCATAGATAAGTTTGCTTGTGACGCTTTGGTAAAAGCACAGATCATACAAGACGATGACTTCAAACAAATAAAAGAAGTGGTCTATAGGTTTGGTGGAGTGGACAAAGACGATCCAAGGTGTGAGCTAGTAATAGATATATTTTAGGGTGTGCCTATTAGTTTTCTTTCTTCTTCTTCTCTTAAAACTTGCGATGCTCTTTGAGCTCTAACATCTGGTGTTAGGTATTGGCCTGTTAAACCTTGAGTCAATTGTTCTTCAGCTAAATCAAACATTCCTTTGCTAATTGGTTGAGGGGATCCTATTTCTCCTATTCTTGACTGCTCAACAATATCCCTATTAACATCTATTGGCTTAAATATTCCTCTCATAACATCTTTATAATTAGCAACATTAGCATTTTTTAATTGTTTTTCTATTGTTTCATCACTTAATCCTAATGTTCTTGCATCTTCTATGCTTGTATATAAATCTCTCAAAACTCTATATCTATCTGAGTTTTCATTAATATAAGCTTGTAAAAATTGTTCTGCTGTTTTTGGTTCGTATATTCTTAATAAGCTATTAAACTCATTAGTCGTATCTCTTATAGCTCTCGTTGCTTCAAATCCTCTATATTTTAAAGTTCTTTCTAATTGAGGTTTAACAACTTTAAATCCAGTAAATGCTTGCACTATTGTTTCAGCTACATCAATTTCTTTTCCATACCTGTCTAATTTTTTTTGATCATCGCCTTTTTTATCAGTGCTACCAAACACAGCTTTTGGAAAATTTTTAGTTCTAAAACCTGGTGGAGAAACTCCCATGATTCTTTGATCAAATGGGTCTGTGTGTATTGTATATGGGCTAATTGTTGGTAGCGCTGTATCTACAAAATTAAGAAAAGCTTTCATTACTCTTTCACCATTATTATCTCCTTCATTCCATACTCTTCTTCCAGTTGATGTTTGTCCTGACACACCATCAAGAACTGCTTGTAAAGCAAAAGCTGGCTCAACAAAACTTTGCCCCATCTCGCCAAGAATTCCTACTGAAGAATCAAATAATATTTTTTGCAATGATTCTTCATCTTTATTTCCACTGGCAACTTCTTGAAAAACTCTATTAATAGGTCTTTTTAAATAGTCGTATGGATTCATGTAACTAAAATTAAAAAACTGAGTTGGGTTTCCATTTCTGTCAGAAGCAACAGGTATCAATGTTCCTGTTCTATCCCATGGGGCTCCGTTTCTTTTGTAGGCTTCTATTTTTTCTTTTGTAACTCCAGTCAATGCCATACCTAAACTTGTTAATGCTGTTGGCATAGCAGCTGTAGTTGTTACAGCTCCAGTCAATCTTCGCATTCCAATTTTCTGTAGTTCTGGATTGTCACTAGCCAATTCTTTTATTGCTCTGCTTACAGCATTGGTGGTGTTTCTTATAATCTCAGCTGGGAAAGCAACAAAGTTACCAAATGGAGATCTTCTTACTACCTCCCCAACAATTGGAACAACTCTTTGATAGTTCTGCACAGTATTTAAAGTAATCTCTCCAGCTTCTGACCTAGCAAATTGTTCTAACCCCTCATTGCCATACTTGTTAATTATATCTTGAGGTTTAATAACAGCTCCAGTTCTTGGAGATCCTTCTATTAAATCTGCAAATCTTGTTATATTTTTTGCTGACTCTATTGGAACTACTGACTCTGGAGCTTTCGATAGTGCTTGAAGCATTCTTTCTTTTTCACTTAAATAATTAAATACACGACCAGCATCATCAGTCATACCATAAGCTTTTTCAAAAAATCTAACGCCTGATTTATCTACAGCTTTACCTATACCAGAAACAAATCCACTTCTTTCAGCTGCAAGCTTTGCAATCTCTAAGGTTTCACCAAGTTGAGCGCCACCTTTTTGCATGATGCCTTCTTCCATAAGTTCAGCTATCTTATCCTTTCTTAAAATTTTTCCCTTAGGATCCATTAGTCCAGCAAAACTTGTTTGAACAGAGTCAACAAATCTACCAGTGCTTCCAAGATTTCCATTAAGCAATGAGAAGAATGGAATACTTGTAAAGTTTCTTACTTGTGCGCCCGGAGATAAAACTGTTTTACCATACTGTGATCCAGCTTTAACAGCTAACATACCAGTGTATAGTTTTCCGAGAACAGGCCATTGAGCTTTCATATCTGCTGTCGCTCCCATTAAAGCATCAAAGATATCTGCTCTTGCATAAGAACCAGCAAGAGCTCCAGCGTCCTCATCAAACTGTTTAAATACTATTGCATTGCCTTGTGCATCAAAGTCTCTTAGTTCTTTAACTGACTTGCCATCAGCATCTATACCAAATTCTTTTGGTTTTAGAAATTTAACACCACCTGTTTGTGGCGCAAGTTCATCAAGCTGTTTGATCTGCTTAAACATTTCTGTCTTACCTATAAGACCTGAAAGTTTTTGTGAGGTTACATTTGCTGTAAGCTTGGTATTAGCAAGAGCACTTTTCCAATCTGTTTGTAAGTATCCCGCTGCTTCACCCAAAGCTCTTCTTACTTGTGGTAAGTTATCTAGCTGTCTGCCTTTAAGAATTCCTTTTTCTCTTTGCAATCCTTCCATCAACATGTCGTTAGTTTCAAAGTCAAAACCATTTTTATTTTTTGGACCGGGGTTCAATAGCTCAAAGAATTCTCTTTGTGCAGTTTGTCTGTCAACACCAAAACTTTCTTGTATTTCTTTTACAGCTCTTTCTTGAAACTCTGGTTGAACTTTAAAACCTTTATCTAATATAGATCTATAGACTCTTGTTCCATACAAGCCAGCATTCTCTGCAATAATACTTTTTAATTCATCTGGTATAAACAAATGCATAAAACCATCTGCACCTTCATCACTATAATTTAAGACTTGATTAGAATAGGTATCAAAAATATCTCTATTATTTTTTAATAACGTAGATATCTTTAAGCCTTCTCCTAAGCCTAAGCCTTGGTAGTCTATGTATTGTTTTTCTAAGTCTAAAATATTTTGTTCAGCAGCTTTTTGAATTGCTCTAGCTTTTTTTATTTTATCTGATCGTGATAAGTTTGGAGATTGGTAATCAACTCTTATTCTTGGAAACATAAAATCTTCTATGTTTCTAGACAAAGCAAGAGCATTAGTTTGATTTAGTCTGCCACCATCTACACTTCTTTGTGTTGTCTTCATGATCTGATCAAATGCAGTGTCAACTTGATCTTGCATGGCCTTTACTTGTGATGTTTTTGCGGCCATTGTTTGTGCTACTAATTGATCAGGCTTGTCTCCAGCAAAGGTAAACCATTTTTGTAATGTGTTTTGATTTGCATCAAAGGCTGTCTTTTGTAATTCGCCGGGTTTCAATCCACCTTTAGCCGCAGTTAATCCTTTGGCCACGACAGATCCAACTGGAGCTAATAAGTCTGTTGCTCCATAGATAGTTTCTTTAGTTGCTTTTAGCGCTAGTGGTAATCCTAATATAAAACCAGCACCTTCTGCTGCTACCTCTAATTTATTTTTTAACCTTTCAGCTGCTGCTTCTGCACCATTGAGTCTTGCTAGTCTTGCTTGATCTGATTCTGATTGTTGATCTATAAAAATATCTTTAAGAGTTTCAACATCATCAGTTGCTACTGCTCCATCAGCTAGTCCGCCACCAAGAGCTGAGGTAACTTTATTCATTTTTCCAAAACGATTTAATACACCAGCAACACCAAAGCCCGGTAATCCGAATTGAACTAAGTATCTAGTTATTTGTCCTTGAGTAGTTTCAGCTTCACCAACAGCAATCTTGTCAAAGTATTCACCAACATCTTTAGTTAGATCTTCATCAGTAAAAAGATCATAAACAGAAGCTCCTGTTTCAGCCGCTCCCCTTACTGCTTGTTGAATACCAGCTACAGTTTGCCTGCCAACATCTCCTAAAACATTAGCTTTGCCTTTGCTCAAAGATTCAATCTCAAGCGCATGTTCAGCTTTTGCTTTTTCTATTGTTTCTGGATCTTTGTTTGGTATGTATTTTGAGATGCCATCTGGAAAAGTAATGTATGGCATAAGATCACGGTGCGCTGGCTGATGGTTTTATTCCTATTCCAAATCTAGGATCTGTATAAACATCAACACCTTGGCCTAATTTAGATCCTATAAAAGCTGGCCCAACTGGTTTGCCTTCATAAGTTAAAATTAAATTAGGATATTGATCATTAGGATATCCAAGAGTTTGCATTTTTTCAAACATCAAAGTTCTGTAAACAGATTCTGGTTGACCTTCTCTAACCTCACTAAGAGTCAGACCAACTTTAGCTGCTTGCATTTGTTTGTAAAGATCAGCAAACCTTGGATTGTCTTGTAAAAATTTAAGCGTTTGTACATCAGCAGGCAACATGTCAGCTTGTCTTGTTTCTTCGCCAAAGTACCCTTCGCCAAATGCAACAGCTGGATTAATAGGCACATAACCCTCTACTGGTTTCATCATGTTTAAAAAACCTGCCATCATTTTTTTAGCAAAATCTTGATCGTTTCCAACTTTATCCATGTATCCTGCTGGTAATGCTTTTATGTAATCAAAAAACTTAGGCTTAGTTACAAACTCACCCTTGTCATCTACCTCAAATCCTTTGCCTTTTAATTCTTCTCTTACATAAAAAGCTAAAGAATTATCAGTTGCAGGATTATATGTTGGTTTGTTGATTACAGAATCATTTGTAATTATAGCATTGTCATCACTTATTATAATTCCACTCTCATCTTGATCTGTTGCTGTTGGCTCATCATCTGCAACAGGAAGAACCGCTGCTGTTACGCCACCAGCTATGGCTGTCTTGCCGGGATTCCTAAGACCAATTCCAGCTATGGGTCTGTCTTTCATCTGTTGAATAATAGATCTTTGAGAACCAGCACTTCCTTCAAGAGATTCATCTACTGCTTTATTAACATTAGCTCCTTGGCTTGTTACAGGTCTTGGTGGCCCAACGTCAGGTGCATCTGTTTTTACAGGAGTTTGAGGTCTTGTTGGTTGAGGCGTTGTTGGCTCATTAGTTCTGTTAACTCTAGCTCTTTCTAATCTAGCTTGTTGTGCTATAACCTCTGCCTCTCTTTGTTTGGCAGCATCTTCTATAATCTTTCTGTCTTCTGCGCTTGGTTCTTTTTCTTTCTTTGTTTTCTTTTTAGGTTTTGCAGGAAGTTTTTCTGCTATTTCATCCATCATATCCATGACAGTCATGACAGCTTTTTTCTTTCTACCAGTCGGAGTCTTTGCACTAGCTGGTAATACACCCATGTCTCCAGTGCCATCAGCATATTGCATGATGCCACCTTCTGCTCTTTCAACAGGGTAGCCAGATGTTTCAGAAACAGTTTCGTAAATAATAGATGCTGTTTCTTTTGGATCTTTTATTAATGCTTGCGCTATCTCACCCATTGAACCAGCTGCTTCTGGTGCTGATGATACAAGCTCTATGATTCCTTTGCTATATTCAATTGGATCTTTTACAACCTCTATACCCTCTCTTGCAAGCATTGTAGTTGGAACCATTCCAGCTAAAGCACCAAGGCCTTTTTTAACTTTTCTAGCAGTGTTCAAACCTTTCATACCTATGGCTGCTGGAATTCCAACACCTGTAGCTGCCATA